TAACCAACTTGATCATTATTTAAAGCTGCTTCTCTAGCTTTTTCTAGATTAATTTTTTTACCAGTTAATAATTCAGCTTCAAGTTCAGCTTCAATTGATGACTCAAAACTTAAAAGACTTTGAGCAGCAGCATCCATCTTATCTAAATTAGATCCTAAAGCTTTAGCTTGCACAACAGCTTTAGCTAATGCTTCTGGATTTTGTTTGAAATTTGATAGTGTGGCTTTACTTAATTTTCCTATCTCAGCAAATACTTGTTTAGCGTTAACTTGTATATTAAATTGTTTTTGTGCTTGAACAATACCAGTGGCTATATTTTTATTAGTTTCACCAGCTCCTTTATTATTTAAAAGTCCTAACTTATATATTTGAATAGACTCATCATTTGACAAACCCATCATTTCAGTCATTTTAGTTAACTCATGATAAGTTTCTCCACTTAATTGAACATTTAATCCTAAAGATTCAGCAGCATCCTTCATTGTTTTAGCATAATCTGCTCCAGTAAATGTAGCATCACCCATTGATCTACCTATAGCCTTAGCATTATTTATTAATTCTTTAGATCGTTCTGTACTGGTACCCATTGATCTACCTAAAGTAGCTACTTGTTTATTTACTTCTAGGAAATTACCATATATTTTTTTAATATCATTACCTAATGAACTAAATGCTTTTTTAGCTATAGCTCCATACACAGCTAAACTTGTGGCTGGATCATTTAGTGCTTTTTTTAATCCAATAAATAAAGTTTTTGAAGCATGTTTAAAAGCTAAATCTAAATTATTTGTTTTTCTATAAGTTTCTTCTAATACTTCATTAGCTTTTTCTAAGTTTAAAACTTGGGTGAATGCACTTAATCCAAGCTTATCCATTAATCCAATTGTACCTTTTAATAAAGCACCTCTAACATTAAGTTCTTTAGTAATGTTTTTTTCAGTTGTTAGTTCATCTTTAATTCTTTTACCTAAAATTTCTTCTATCTGAAGTCTGTCAGCTCCTGCCTTATTAGCTTTTATAAATTCATTTAATAATCCAGTTTCTAATTTTGTTAATGTTTCATTTCCCTTTTTCTTTTCCTGAATTGCTTTAACAGATTCAAATAATATATCTTTATTTTTATTAAATTTCTTTTGAAGAGTTTCTAATTCTTTAATACCTAGTCTATTAATACCTTCTTGATGACGAGCTAAATCTTCAGCTACATTATTTAATTGTCTAAAAGCAGCTACACCTTTGTTAGCATTAATATTTACTCCCTTAACATCACTTAAAACATTAGAAAAAGTTTTAGCTAAATCTTTTGTAGAAAATGACATTTTATCAAAATAATCCTCAGCTACACGAACTGCTTCAGCTAAAGCAGCTGAGTCATTCTTAATTATTTCTTTATTTTTTTTAATAGTTTCAGTAGAAAATCCTATATCTCTATAGTATTTAACTGCTAAAGCTAATTGTTTATTTAGTTCTCTCTGTTGTTCTGGTGTTAATTGTGGATCTGCCATTTACAAAATTTATCATGTATAAATATGAAAGCACCTATTTTTTAGGTGCTTTTACTGATGTTGTGAAATCAGCTTGAGATATATTTGGACGAGCTAGTTGTTTAGAATTTGTTATTTGTGAACCTTTTCTAGTTTTTTCATATTCTTCATTTTGTTTTTCAATATGATCATTTATTTTACGAATATGAAATTTACGTGTTTGTATAGGCATATTATATACTTCACTGTAAATAAATCCACCTCCTCCATGATAAACTAAATCATGGACTTCAGCCATAAATATAGGTTTATAAGCTGGTATCAGGCCAAAGAAAGTTAACTCCAATTGGTAAACTAACGCCCTCCACAACGTCACCTTTAGATGTAGTATAATTAAATTTTAATGGAAGATCTGGTTCAATTTCTTTATATTTTTTTCTTAGTATTCTTGAATCACCTACTAACATAGAATCAGCAAACTTTCTAATATCTTCTTGTTCTCTATTTCCATTAACTGAAGTGATTATATGTTTTAAACGTGTTGTAATATCATAAGAACTATTTGGATTAATACGTTTTAACCCTTCAATTTCTTTATCAATTCGTTTTTCATCACCATGAGTTAATAACTTAAAAGTAACAACAACTTTACTTGGTAAACTTAAACTAAATTCATTTTTACCTTGAGTTAATTCTGGATGAATTGGTTTAGAGTCAATTAATGATAAATCTACAGTTATATTTTGTTTAATATTTGTTTCTGGATCTTCATATTCAAACTCATAATTTTTTCCATAACCTAAAATACGAGCTGCTATTAATAAAGCATTTTTATCACCAATTAATAATTCATTATAATCAATTGGTGTCACAATTAATGATTGTAATAATTTGTCAATAACAATACCTTGACGAATAAAATTGATATTAGTTAAAATATCTTCATCTTTGGCTGTCATATACCTCATTTCAAGTGTACCCTTAGATAATAGTGATTCTAGTGGGTAAGGTAAACCTTTAGATGGTAATTCAATTTGTTCAGTTGGAAACTTTAATTTTTCTTCCATAACATTTTATTAATTTTATATATATAAATATATGAAAATAAAAAAAGCCATCCAAAAGGATAGCTCTTAATATTTGTATTATGTTTAAATTAATAGTTTAATATACAATAATCCATTGCTACTGTTATATTAATACTAATGTAAGCTTCATTAACCCAATCATATTCACCAAAGTTAGCTTCTTTACAATAGGCACCTTTTATAATCCATTCACCTACTACATCACCAACTGGACCTAAAATGTTTAAACGTAAATCTTTCTTATAGAAATCAGAATAACCATCACGACCTGTTACTGATTCATGTGCTAAACGAGCCCATTCCATTACAGTTTGAGCACCTGATGGAGTTACTGGATCATAAAGTTCCATTGTCATATCATTCCATTTAACTTTACCTTTAACCTTACGATAAACATTAATATGGTCTAATATAATTTCACCTGCATTAAATGATGGAGAAGCAACTTTTCTAACTAAATAAGTTGGAATACCACCAATATACATTAAAAAGCGATTCTGAACCTTAGGTTCAAATGCTGTGAACATTATTTCTGTAGGATCTAATACTGCCATTGTATTGTTATTTAATATAAATATTAATAATTGTTATTTTTGCGCAACTGGTTCTTCAACTGGAATTTGTTTTTTATCTTTATCATCTTTATCTGATTGCATCTTATTTAGATAAGTCATTACTAATTTATAATTTTGATTACTTTCAAGACTACTTAATTGAGATCCTTTTTTATTTTGTAAAAACTTAGCTATAGCTTCTATCACTCTAGAAAAATCTTTAACATTAGTAACAGCTGAGGCTAATTTAGTTAATGAAGATGTGACACCTGCAACAGCAGTATCTGCTGCTGCATCATCTTCAAATTCATATAATTTTTTATTTTTTATCATTTATTATTTTTTATTAATTTCCAAATTCTACACCAGTTGGTAAGATATTGAAATCTAATAGGATAAATTCAGCAGTTTTAGTTGGTTGTAAGAAAATTTGTCCTACTAATTGATTACGGTCAATTACATCTGGAGTGTTATTTGTTTCATCCATTACTACTTTAAAAGCATATAAACCTTGTCTTGATTGGACAGTCTCTAAATATGGAGTGACTTGAGTTATAAATGCGTTACGAGTAACAGTTGTATTTTGTTCAAATATTAAATTTTTAGCAACATTACCAATAAATCTCTTAAGAGCAATTAATAAACGACGAACATTAATTCTATCTAAAGCACTAGCTTTTTGTTGTAATGTTTTCTGACCAAAAGCAGCTACACCAATATTAGGGAAAGTAGCTATTGGATTAACTTTACCAGCATATAAATTATCACGATTAATTGGAGATAATTTTCTTTCTGCTTGAATAACACCACCTAATCCACCTCTATTTAAACCAGCTGGAGCAAACCACTCAGCACTTACTCTATCATTGAAAGCATAAACACCTGGCATAATTGTTGAGGCTGGAACAAATACTAATTTACCAGTTTCTTGAGACACTACTTGAACCCATGGCCAATAAGCACCAGCGTAGTTAGTATTTAATGTGGCGGCTGAATTTACAACACTTGTTAAAGTACTATTATATTCTTTTAAGTCAGTGATATAAAAATAATCACCTCTATTTTCAGCATTAGTTATAAAACTAGTTACAGCTGATGAGTGTAAAGACTTAATTAAACCTGGAGTCACCAATAAAGAATAATCATATTCATCTTTATTAGCTAAAATATTACTAGCTGTTAAATAGTTAGAGGCTAATATACCTTGAGTTGTAGCTCCTATATTTTTAAATAATGTATTTCCAATAAATGGAATATTATTACCTGTTCCACCATCAAATGATCCACCATAAGATCCAGATCCAGCTAATGGTAATGAAGCTGAATAGCTTGATCCAAGTAAAACACCTGGTAAACCATTAACTGCTACATCACCAGCATTATTAAAATAATCTGGGGTTGGAGAATTTACAGATTTAACTCTCACATAGCGACTATTATTTGGATAATCACCATCTATATCAATATAAAATCCACCCATATCAGAATCATAGGATAATGTTTTTAATTGATCACCTATTACTGATGCTATATAGTTTGATTGGTTTGGATCTAAAGATACATTAGTGAATGTTTCTAATACAACTTTATTAAGTTCATTATCATCACCACGGCGAATTACAACAGTAAATGTACCTTGAGTTTGATTAACATTTGTTATTTCAAATCTAACATTTTCTGAAGATCCACTACTTAAACCACCATTACTTAAAACAGATCCACTATTATCAGTAAATAAACCAACATTTAATGTTTCTAAAACAAATGAAGATGTTGGTAATGCTAATGAAGATCCAGATACTAAAATACTAGCTGATGATGGAGTAAATGAGCCACTAACAACTTTTGTCACTAAAATTGAAGATCCACCTTGTTGAAAGTAATTAAAAGCAGCTATTGAAGTTAAAAATTCATAATTAGCTCCACCACTAACAAATGAACCACCAAATCGGTTAATATAATCACTATATGAAGTAACTACAGTTGGAATGTATGGTTTACCTTTAACAGTTGGACCAACTAAAGCTAAACCAACTGTCACTGGACCTTGACTTATTTGAGATAAGTCATTTTCTCTAGTGAGAACACCTGGGGATATTAATGTTTCTTGCGCCATGTTTTAAATAGATTTTATCTATTGATAAATATATAAAATGATTTATAAAACGAAGAAGCCCTGACATTACTGTCAAGGCTTTCTTCTATATTAACTCCTAACACCTAACCATACATATTATGATTTTACTTCTCCTGTCTCAAGATCAATAGTACCTTCACCATATTTTTCTTGTAATTGTTTAGCTATTTGTTTTTCTCTAATTGTTATATCTTTTTGAGTATCTAGTAATATAATTTTTTGAATTTCTAATTCACCTAAAGCGTAAGCTAAATTTGTGTATTCTTCTTTAATAGTTTTAACAGTTTGTAATTCTTCAACTGTTAATTTTTTACTCACAATACCCATTATTCATCAACTTTAATCAATTTGAAGAATACTGGATAATTGTCTGATGATTCTACTGATTCCAGTTCTTCTAATTTGAAACCTTTATGTTCTAATTCACGAGTTTCTTCTAATAACGCATTGAATTCATTTTGGAATTCAACAAATTTTGGATTGATTTCACGAGAAATAACTTTTCCCTCTTCATCAGTTTGTTCATTAATGTATAAAGGAATGCTAGTGTTTCCATTAGCATCTGTTTCACCATATTTTTGAATAAGTTCATTTTTAATTTTTTCAACAGCTTCTTTTTCAGCCACTACTTTTTTAGCTAAATCAGTTAACCAATATTTAGTGGTTAATTTAACTTTTTCACTTAATAACCCATTAGCTAATTTTTCATTAGTTTGTTGGTTTATAGCTCCGTTTAATTCAGATTCTAATTGATAAAACTCAGATAATTTTAAATTTATCTTTTCCATATTTTATTTTAATTTTTTTACTATTTTTTTAGTTGTTGATTTTTTAGCTACTGGTTTTTTATTAGTAGTTATTTTCTTTTTAGGTGTTGATTTTGATTTTTTAATTATATCTTTAACAATAGATGGTGTTGGTGTAGACTCAGGAGCTAATTCATCTACAAATGAATGAATTTCATTATTTATTTTATTTAAATCTTTGTTTTGTTGTCTATTAATAAACCATAAACCAACAACAATAGAAATAATAGCAGCTAAAATTAAAAATGTTACCATAATTTTATTTATTTGATATAAATATATATAAGAGATAAGAGACAGCCAAATTTATTTTAAAATATTATTTATATTGTTCTTTAATTTGTTTTTGCTCATCCTCTGTAAGATATGCTTCTATTCTATGGTATCCAAGTGCTCCTAATTCAAATCGTGATTCAACACTAAATTTTTTAGATATATCAAGTGGTGCTAATTTACCAGCATTATATTTAATCATACGTAAACAGAAAAATATATCTTCTGCAAAGAAAGAAGCTGATGAATATTGACCTACCACCATAAGATCTTGTAGGTCAGTTTTCCATCCATACATACGACAAATATATTCCATTACTCGTGGATTACGTAATGATAACCCACCATTTTGTATAGTTTGGTCTTTAACAAAATTATAACATGGAGCACCTACATAATCATATTCAAAAAAGTCTTTAATACCTTTTTTTAGTAATCCTGTATCACGTTGAAATATTAATACACGTTCATAATTAAAATAATCTTTCCAAAAATCAGGTTGTGTCATCATTAAACACATATTAAATAAAGATTTCATACGTGTATCTTGTAATAACTGTTCTAATCCTGGGATATATTTAATTGAAATTGGAGTTTCAATATTTTTATTACAAGGTAAAAATGTTGCTTTTAATGTATATTCATTTAATTGTTCAGTATATTTTTCTATATTTTCATTAGATGTATAAACAAACAAATCAGTATCTTTAGGAAGATACTTAAAATGATCATTACATATTTTACCAAAATCTTCAAAAAATCTATCTTCAATAATAAAAGCAGCTAATTGTTTCATAATTCTTGTTTCCATTTTATTAATGGTGATAACCAATTGGTTTCACCGTGTGTTGCAAATCCAGGAATTGAAGATGCTAATCTTCTTCCTTGTTGTTTTAATTCCATAAACATTTGAAAATCATATGGGTATGTTTCTTTAGTCCATTTACGTAATATAACTTCATCTTCTTTTAGTGTTTTTACTTTTGAGGCAAATGTCATTGTAGTTGAATTTGTTAATTTAAAATGACAATACTGGCCTAAATATACTCTAGTTTCCTCGGATCTCCCACCACAAAATGGATTTCCACCTTCAAATGGATTTAAATATTTGTCTAGATGATCATAAGCGGTAACATAATCAAATCCTAATTCAATACCGTCTTCTAATATTTTATCTGCCTCTGGTTTATGTAAATAGTCATTTTCTAGAAAATAAATTATTTCATTATCATCTAATGTTAAAGCAAAGTCTAAAGCAATATTAAATGTTCCTGCTCCATGACCTACACTAACATAATTAATTATTTTTACTTTACTTTCTAAATATAACTTAGTATCATCTGTAACATTATCTGCTATAACTAACCAATTAGCCTTATTAAATGTTCTTAAAGCGTTTTTAAAGCAATTTTTATTATTAATATAGTCAGGTTTTTCTTTTGAATAACCTGTCTCACTAATTCGGTATATAACCTGCATTAAATTTTGTTTATTGCTTTTAATATATCATCAACATTAAACATCTCTTGAGGTGAATTATAAGGACATTCATGAAACTGTCCATCTAATTGATAATCAAAATAAGAAGCATCAACTTTTTTAACATTTCCAACTGGTTCTTTTGCTTTGATATTTGTATGCATTGAATAACCAAACATTTCTGGATGAGTTCCTATCCACAATACAACTGAAGGTAATTTAAATGCTGCTGCTGCGTGTTGTAAACAAGAATCAATTAATACTCTCTTTTGAGATGCTCTTATAAGTGAAAATAATTCAAAATTAGACATTTGTTTATCTATCACCTCAACCATAGGTGATTGTATACCTTGTGAATTATGTTTCACAACTTGAATAATATGATATTGTTGACCAAATTGTTGTACAATTGCTTCAGCTATATATCTTGGCATATCTCTAGACCAAGCATAAACAGCTGCTCCATCCATTAATGGACCACCATTAGTATGTAATAATAAAATTGGTTTTTGTCTATTCCATACAAAAGACATATCAGCCTGAATCATATTCATATATAATTCAGGTAAACATTCACCTTTTTTATAAGGTAAATCATACATTTTAAGCCATGTTTCATGCAACGGTGTTTGTTGCATAATATGAGATGTTTCAAAGTAAGGTTCACGACGTAATACAATAGTGTCTTTTCCACTAATATAATCTTCCCAGAAATAAGGAGTCATACCTAAACGGTATACTCTATGTACATAAGGATTGTTTAAAAAGACTTCAGGAAATGAAGCCAT